CTTTCCATTGTTCAACATCTTTATAATTTACAATAACGCCTTTACAAACAACATCCATTAAAACAACGTAATTTCCATACCTTGCAACGAATTCATTTCTTAATTCGCTCCCTATTGTTTCTTTTTGTGGCTCTCCATACTGCGGAGGATTGAATATAAAATCGTTTTCCTCAATCAATAATGCTTTTTGCCTTGCGTATTCTAAAATTATCTTCTCTAATTCATGCACATAAATAGTTTGCCACCACTTACGCTTTACAAATATAGTACAAAAATCTTTAAATTGTTCGTTTTCAATAAAATTTTCACAATCTACAAACTTATCAAATGTTAAATCTTGAATATCTTGTACTTTAAACGTTCTTTTATCCGTCCTACCGAACTGCCAACGTGTCAGTAAATCCAATTTTAAATCTTCTTTACCTTTAATTCTATCGAATTTATCTAATGTTATTCCGAATATCATCCTCTTTGAAATTTTTTATACTTATCCAGGAACATAGCAGTTAAAATATATCTTAACACGTCCGAAGCGTGCCCGAACTCTTGATAGCTCTGTCCCGTTACTTTGTCCTTTATTACTTTTTTGTTTACTTTTCCTTCTTCATCTTCGGTGCAATACTGATAATCGTTTATAGAGTTTCTACACTTGCTATCAACTCCAAACGTAACACCTTCTATTTGTCCAGCGAGTAAGTCATTTGTAAAGTTTCTACTCATTAAAACACTTGGGTTTGCTTTTGGAACTCTAAAGATAGGTTTTAATTTTGAAAGATAACCTTTAATTAATAAATAAAAGTTTTGCCCTTTTACTAATTTAGTATCTTGCTTTCTACTCGTTGCGTCTCCATAAACAAATAATCCGTGTGTATTGCTTCCGTATCGTTTTAAAAATTCCTCACACGTATCTTTTAAAGTATTTAGCGGGTCTTTCAACATAATCTCATCAATCTGTCTTAAGCCTCCATTTTCTATTTGAAACACATTACAAGTTAAATAAGGAAGTACATTCTCATCAAATGAAATATGTATCGGTAGATTTGAATTATATTGAAACTCTCCTACGTGCTTATCACTTTTGAATTGCTTTAAAAACTCTCCGCCTGTGCGTAATTTTCCCCAATGACCTAGCGCATAGATATTGTAATAATTTATGTCGTTTATCCTATCTGCTTCGAAATCGTCTATTGTATGCTGGTCGATAAACCCGCCGCCTTTACCATCTCCAACAATCCATATATTGAAAAGGTAGTTGGTACGGATAAGTAAAGTATTCCCCTTATCGTTTATCTGTTTTAAGTCCCCAGCCTTAGTTGGTAACTCTGTAAATATTTCTTTGTCGAATATCTCTGTTTTAATATACGACATTTCAGATACAGGATTGAAAGCTGAAATTATTTGCTGGTTCTTTTGCCCCCTCAAACGCTTTCTTAACTGCTTATATGCTGCGTGTGAAACTTGGTCCAACTCATCAATAAATATTTTACGGTAGCCTTCTAATCCTTTCACTTTGTCCGCATCATCCAAACCAGAAAAATCAATAAAACTACCTGTTAATTTGCATTTTATATGGTGTTTCTGAAAAACAAAGTATTCTTGCAAGTCCCAGCTATAAATAATCTTATTGAATGTAGCGTATATAGTTTCGTCTATTTTAGCAGATACCAATTTGAAAACGTAAGAATTGTTATCCACTCCTTCCATTGCGTAAATAATTAACCTTTGAGCAATCGTATAAGATTTTGAAGAACTCGAACCTCCATATATAAAAATAAACCTGATAAGGTCATTTAAAAACGCCTCGTCAAGTTCATAATATAATTCGTTAAAGATACCATCCTCAAACTCTATACTTTCTATCATTGTCTTTTTTTATTCCTTCGAACACTTGAACAACTAATTTAATAGTTAATTCTTTTAATTCGAAAGTATTTTTAGTGTAAATCCAATTAAACAATCCTAACGGATAAAAGAAGTAACATTTAACATTTTCTTTTTTTATCTTGAGTAATAAAACAGAACCTTTTATATTAATTATCTTCATCGCGTTTGATTTTAATTACTAACTTTTTAGGCTGTTGAGGCGTAACATCTTCTGTTTTTTCGACTAAGTTATTTAAACGAGCTGTCAGATTTTGAGAATATATCATTGTCATTCCCCCAGATATTTGGTCGCTTTTAATTTCTGCCTTAATACGTGATGAGATAGGGAAATAATCTTTATAACTTTCCTCTTTACCTTCGAAATAAACAGTTAAATCTGGATAAGTAACTTCTGTATTATTCATTACGTAACACTCAAACCCAACCATTGTAAGAGGTCTTTCTTTTTCCCTGTAAACAGCCTCCGCATCTTTACCGACCCAATCTTTTATAATTATCGGTGTTGATTTAACTTCTTCTTTATACCTTAAAAATAATTCCCAAAACTTATCAGGGCTTTCTATTTTCTTAATCGCCCCCATAATTAATAAGAATAACGTTCGCTTCTCTTGTCTTTTCCATAACTTGTTAAATATTCAATCTTTTTTATGATAATATTTGAATTTTCATAAATAGAGAATTGAACCAAATTAGGCAATGAATAAGTACTTCCTGTTTTGAAATAAGAAACAGGAGTTATTAAATTGGTTTCAAAAGTAGTTGGCGTGATTTTAACACTTGTTGTTTTTTCGAATATTGTAACCGCATCACCTGGCAACACTTGCAATTGATTTCCATCTGTGTTTAACTTTTCATAAGTAGCGTCCAAAAAAACCATGTTTGTATAGATTTTGTTTACTGGTTGTTGTTGGTCTGTTGGTAATGAATTATTCGGTTCGTCATCATTTGAACAACCAAATAAAAAAACTGATACTGCAAATAATAATATTTTTTTCATAGTGATTAATTTTGTGCTATAAAAGCAAAGTTAGTAAAATTTATTTAATATTATGAATTTATTTTCGATTGATATTCTTTATACGAAAACTCGAAGTAAGGTTAATCAACAATCAACCCAAATGATTTCATATATCTTTTTTCATCGTGATTGAAGTCATAAGCGTTAATAATTGTTCTTCCGTCGTTTTCGGTGCAAATCTTTCGCTCTGTGATGTTATTAAACAGAAAATATAGATTAGCTTCGTTTAATGATTTAACTATGTTTAAATCGTCTTTATTTGTTAAATAAACCGAAGCAGTTGATTTGCATATATTAAAACGTTCTGCAATTTCGTCTAGTGTTTTATCTGGATTATTAAAAAAGTATTTACGTACTCTTGAAATTGTCATGTGATTACTCATAACTTATTTATTTCAATCTTTACTCTTTCGTAATAATCTACACTAGAATTATTTTCCTCTATGTCGTGATTAAAATATAAATCTTTTATTTCTTTTATAATTTCATCAACACAAATTAATGCGCAATCTATTGGAGTTTGTCCTGTTGTAGTTCCTTCGCATGGTAACAAATTATCAAATTTATTTACTAATTCAATTGCTTTTTCTTTTGGTGTCATAATGTTATTTTTTAAATGTTTCGTTGTAATAGTTTTCCGCATCATGTTGTTTAATTGTACTTGAACTTGCGTTATGTCCGTTTATTCTAGCCTCAATAATCTGTTGTTTTTCTTTTTTTAAATATGCTACTGCATTTTCAATACAACCATCAATCGTTTCTAAAATAGTTTCCTCTAAATCTTTATCAACTTTTTTTGAAATAACCATTTCTTTAATTTCATACATGTCAGATATATGTTTCTGCATTGCTGTTAATTTTCCCATAATCTATATTTTTTAAGTTACCGCACCAATAATTAAATTAGTGCGGAATTACTATTACTTTTTTGAATTTAATTCAATTTCTTCTTTAGCGCATCTTTCAATATCTTCCATCGCAGTTTCATTGTTTTTGTAAAATTGAGTTGGACTAACCCTAATTTCTGATGATTTTTTATAAATCTGCATTGCTGCATTTTCTGTTCCGAATATTTTCTCTAATTCTACCCCTTCTTTTCCAGCCAATGCAATTACCCATCCAGCTCTACAATGTGTAGTTCCGCAATAAGCGACTTCTTCATTTTTTACTTCATCTTCATGCCAAGTATCCATTTTTAAATTACCATTATTAACTGCTTGTAATACTTTTTGATGAATATTTTCAATTAATGGAGTTTCTGGCATTTTAAATTCTTGCGTTTTACTGTCTTTTAAATCAGAGCAATCAGAGCAACTATAGCAACGAGAGCAATCAGAGCAATCAGAGCAACTAGAGCAACTATAGCAATCAGAGCAACCAGAGCAATCAGAGCAACTAGAGCAACTATAGCAACGAGAGCAACCAGAGCAACTAGAGCAACTAGAGCAACTAGAGCAACTATAGCAATCAGAGCAATCAGAGCAACGAGAGCAACTAGAGCAACTATAGCAATCAGAGCAACCAGAGCAATCAGA